CTTTGCCGAGCCAGTGTCCACCCCCGCCCCCACCACCCCGCTGCCCAAGCTTTTGGTGGGATCTAAGCGAACGCGTTGCGGAGCTTGTTCTCAAGTCGGCCATAATTCCCGTACTTGTAAACACAAGTAGGTATGGACCGTAGCCGCGAACGTGGTGCTGATTACGGCCAACTCTGGCAACCCGGTCGTGGCTTTGCTGACGCCGCTGATTTTCCTCTCCCTACGGAAAGCACGGCGATAGACATGTCTGGCATTCAGACCGCGTCGTCTTCACGACGCGGTTCTATTGCGCCGTCTGCGCTTTATAGCCAGCTCGATAAACAGATGATGGGGATTAAAAGTACTAAGCGTCGGTCGAAGTCTGGTGTTTACAACGTTCGGGCGTTGGATGCCATCGTCGGCTTAGCTGCCTCTGGCTACTTTAACCCCCCTGCGAAGAAGCGCAAGCGCGTCGTCCCCACTCAGACTGCTTTAGGGTTTATTAATGTTCCCTCTTGCGCTCCCACTAAGAGCAAGAGGAAGCGATATTATTGAATTACGGCCACGTTTCCACCAAACCAGTGATGGGGTTCTCAATAATTGGCTGCGGCGTAGTTGCGTAGTTCAGCCCCGTGTTGTACACGGTCACATCCAACATCAACGACGAAATACCTGATGCTGCCGCGTTCAGGCAGACCAAGACGTTGTCGTTGGCACCAGCCGCCTGTGCTGACGTTGGCGAAGTCACCTTGAAGTGACGACGTACGGATTGCACGTTTGTACTCTGCGTGGATTGCAGATCTGTCCACGCTCCGTTTACAAACATATCAGGCACACCCTGGATACCCATATCTGAAGCAGTCGCAATACTGCATTGGCTGCCGCTGGCGTTGCCTGCGGTATTTGTCTGGAAATGCACTTCCACTGTGCCGCTGAAAGTGTGCGGGAAGACGTAGTACAGTAGACCTGCTGTCAGGGGATACTGTGGCCCTTCGGGCGTCTGCCCGTCCCCCTTGCCGTAGTAAGACGGCACCAGCATACCGCCGATTCGGTTTTGCTGCCCAATACCCAAAGTAGCAGTATTAATATCCGCAGTGCCACCAGGCCCCGTACCAACGAAAATATCCTTAAGGATATTTTGGCCCCTCGTGACGAAGAACTTCGGCTTGCGTAGGTGCACAGTGTAGCTAACCCAGAGCTCACCCAGAGCCTGGTTAGAGAACGGCTCTGGGGTATTCGACACGGACACGTTAAGCGTGCCCGCGTCATATGTCTTGAGGTCTTCACCCGGCGGCGCCGGGCCCGCGCGAGTGTACTTGCCCGGGGAACCCGAAAGTTTAGAAGGGTCGCATTCGACGCCGTGCAGGATTTTCTCTGAGCACTTGCCAGAGACTGCACCGTCGTATTCCATTGCATCCTGCTTTGAAGCAAACGGTGTATCGTTTGCATTGTACTGCGTTGCCATGATAACCGAGCCCACCTGGCCGTTAGCTGCAACGAAATCAGTCACCGTCGAACGGAACGTGAAGATCATTTGGATGAATGTGTATTCATCGTAGTTTGCTGCAATCTGAGCCAACCACGGGAACGTCGTCGACAGACCTGGGTTTAGCCCGAACGTCTGGTTCTGGAAGGTACCAGGTGTTTCTGGGCCGAAGATGTCGCAAACGTATTCCTTATGGGAAACCACGATTTCATTTGGCCCCTGGCCAAATTCCGGGATACCCTGACCGGCACCCCCGTTTACAATGTCGTTGTTTACGACCATTTCACCCGTTTCGTAGTCGCCGATGCCAAGGGCACCGGAGATCTGACCGAGGCCGCCGACGACGCCGCCTTGCTTTCGTGCCCAGTCTCCGACTGCGCCTCGAAGGCCAGAGGTCTTATTCCACAGGTCACCCCAGAAACCACCGCGTCCGCGGTATAGGCCATTACCGGTGTAATGCCAAGCCTTGCGCATAGCAAGCTGCTCTGGCGTAGCCTGCACTCGCGTAGGGCCGAACCGTGCAACGGAGTCGGCGCTGCCGCGCACCCAGCCGGTTGACTTAAGCGTCTGATACGGCCCCCGCCGGCTCCGCTTCTTTCCTTTAGCAGCCTTCGGCATGCGTACATTAACAGTCACCGCTTTGCCACGCATTTCAGACGGGTTTGGTTTCACTTCTTGACAATCAAAGGCGTCTGAACCGTTAGGTTTATCTTAGGGTTAAGGTTAGGATTACTATTAGGGTTAAGGTTAGGGTTAGTCAACCCTAAACCTAACCCTAACCCTAACCCTTACCCTAACCTTAACCCTAACCCTAACCCTGACCAAATGTCGCGCAATCCGCGACGTTTTGATTTTGAACGCATGAACATGGCTCAGTATGAGCGTCAGTATGAACTCGATTTGGCTGCCGCTGAGGAAGCTGACCGTGTTCGTGCGAGGGAGATAGCTCGTCGTGCCGCCCAGCGGCGGCTCGAAGATCGTCTTGCCCGGCGCCCCCCCGGGCCCGGGCTTGCTGCGATGTTAGGCCATTCTCCTTTATCTGCGCATTTACGTGCGCAGTTTCAACGTGAGTCTCTGTACGATAAGTACGGGAATCGGCGAATTTGAAACACAACGGAGGAGCCGCCCGGAAGGGCGCCGCGATCGTCTCTATACCCCGACACCGCGTCGCTCTTATTATATAAGAAAAAATCACGCATCTTCAAGGCACTCGGAAACGGAAGTGAATGGTGCTTGCATGTTGTGTATTTCCCAGCGATCAGCTGAGAGCTTTTCCTTGTCGGGCAGGAAATTGGCGAAGATGATGACGTGTGGCGGCTTGAAGATGACCATGCCAGATTCATACTTACCAGAGAAGAAGATGCCGTCCTTGCATGACTCGATTGCTTCGTACGAGACGAAGTCCTCGAGCGAACGCGGCAAGCCGAAGAGTACAATGCGCGGCTTTTTCTTTGTCACGGCGATAGCCGATTTGATGTCCGCAGATTTGCCTTGTACGTAGATTGCGGGGGAGAGATTGCACACAATGTGCTTGGCGAGCGAAGTCTTGCCCATGCCTCCCACCGGATCGTAGTACCAGTGAATCTTGCGGTCGTCCGGATCCGTCTTCAGCAAGTCAAGCACCTCTACCTGCCAAGGGCGGAGTGTGTCGAGCTTGAAGACGTACGGAGCCACTGGTGGCTCCGGTAGTTCTGTGCCAAAGATCCAAGGGCCGCCAACGCGGCTCTCGTCTTTGGAGCAGTACAGTAGCGAAGCGTTCCAGTCCTTACAAGGCTCAATGTGCCAGCCCTCGACTATCTTCACCACAATGGGGAAGTAGCTGGCCGACTTGAGTTGGAAGCACCCCTGAAAGTGGGGGGTGCCGCAGGCACCCTCCTCTTTCTGGAAGCAGTAGACCGTAGACCCGCGACCGCGCAGGATTTCTCCCAGAGCGTCGCCGTCCATGGTCGGATTGTTGAGTGTGAAACACCATCGTCTTGACTGCGGCCCTTGGTGCGAAGGCTGCAAGGGGGGCAGGCAAAAGAAAGTACCATGACTGACTGGAGAAACCACTGAAAACAGTGGTTATAGTATTACCTCCAGTCAGTAGACCTGTGAGACCCGAAGGGGATTGCAGGGCTTTTCTGCGGAGCAGAATGCAGCTTCAAGACTTCTCAACCTCCTCGACGAGCTCGAGGATCTCATCGATCACCCAATCGCAGGGCGCATCGGTGATGTATTTGTTGATGACTATGTTTTGAAGCTTAATGATCAAGCTTGACTTGGTCATTGAACTCACCTTGAGTTTCTTGGCAGGCGGCTCTGCCGCCTGCTCGAACCCGGCGCCCACCGGGCCCGGGTCCACAGACTTGGGCGCAATGCGCTTCTTGAGCGCCTCGGTTTTCTCCGAGCGCGCGATGTGGGCAGCAAGCGTCGCGTCAGCGTGCACCTGCGCTGCCGTGACGACCTGCTCCATGGTGATTGGCTGTTGCGGCGGCAGCGAGAAGTCCGCGGCGTCGAATGACATAGTATTTCACGAGGAAATATAAGGCAAGCACCTGTGCAATTATTTTTACGTGAATTGGCACGAGACTCGAGCGTACAACGCTTTACGGGCTGAGTCTGAACCGATACCAGATCCAATCACTGGCTAGTCTGTACTCTTATCAGTATCCTATGCAGGTGATAAGAGCTTAGTTGGTATGATTTTGCATCATACCAACGTGAAAAAATGGTGGATACTTATATACGCATCATTAATAATTAAATAAAGCTTTAGCGCCGGCTTGTTGAATTTTAATGATGCGCACCCTTTAAAACCAGCGCGTTCGCTTTCGCCCCTATTGGAAGCGAACGCGCTGGTTTATGTCTGCGTGGCGCCACGTGGACTTGAATTCTAATAACATTTGGGGCGAAGGGCCCTTATATGGTATTGTACCCTACACGACGGATCGTGTTGTCGGTGTTCCTGCCGCTATCCGTCGTCTTTTTGCATCAGCTCGCAAAGTTCTCTTTGCCGAGCCAGTGTCCACCCCCGCCCCCACCACCCCGCTGCCCAAGCTTTTGGTGGGATCTAAGCGAACGCGTTGCGGAGCTTGTTCTCAAGTCGGCCATAATTCCCGTACTTGTAAA